AAACTGATTGAACAAAGTCGTAGTATCAAGCTGCTCAACAACACCCGTAACCCAACCACAAACTTCCTGATTCATTCGAGTATCAGTAATCTGAGCTTGAGTAATGTTGATTGAACTCGCAGGAATGCTTATAGTCGCAAGCTGCAATTCATAGTAGTCAGCACTTCTTGTAACGTCAGGGGCAATTGGATTGACCGCTGGAGTTCCCTTCTTTACAGCAAGCCACATATCTCTTTCTGCATAACCAATACGAAGAACAATCGAATCAATACGATTAAGAACACCATCAGCAGCTTCAATAGCAAACTGAATCGTATCAGTATTTTCAAACCAGTAACCGTTAATCCACGCTTGTCCTTTTTCAACACTAACCTGCATTACAGGAGTAGGCATTGCAACTACCTGAAGCTGATTTGCGTGCTGCGCATATACACCATTTGCAATAAAACTTGCAAAATATGCTGCAAAATGCTGAGCTAAATAAACTCTATCATATTCTTCGCCAACAAGATAGGCGTCAAAAAATCCACAACGCGACAAACCTTTCACCTCCTTAACTTATTTGTTGTTTTACCTTTTGCATAATCGTTGGATAAGAATATCCAAACGTTAAGATAAGTTCATATTCATCATCGAAATCCTCTTCAACTTCAGTAATTCGTGCAGATACAACAACACCAAGCTGCTTATCTCGCACGGTTACCTTATCACCTTTGTTGTAATCAACACCAAACTCATACTGAATGTTACCAAAAACTCGAATTTGTGCTTCAAACGTTTCTGTTACTCTATGTTCTACAAGCTTATTATCACCTCTATTGATAAGAGTTTCCTGATATTCAGCAGGAGTGAGTGATGTAGTAGAGCCGTCTTCATTCACAGTTTCAGACTGAAGGTCTCGAGCATCAACATAAAGCTCACGTCTGCCAAGACCATAAGAATCATTATCACCGGAAACTTGTGACTTTCTTTCGGCTCCAGTTCCTTCACCCATAACCAATGCTACAGACTTATTGTCCTGGTCATTCGTATAGTAAGAACTCGAAAGAATATCTTCAAGGTCCGTACTAAACTCAACGGGGTCAACTTCATTCTGCTCAGATGTCCTATCAACACCTTCAACTACTTCAAAGATGATTTTCTTTTCTCGTGGTCTGAATAGCATATTAAAACCAATATCAGCGTTTGATGCAATCGTTGTTAATGCGTCATATACTTCTCCACCAGTTTTTTGCATCGTTATCAAACCACCGATTTGCTTATCTTCAGCCAACTCTAAGAATGGAATCTTTCGATTCGCATTCGTAGGATTTACACAATTCTGATTTACAATCTCATACATGGCAGTTGATGCCACTTTATTTACACCATTGTATGTGCCCCAAATAATTCGAGTCGTAAAAAGCATCTCAAGTGTTCGGCCTTTCACATTGAATGTTTTAGTGCCTTTATCATCAATAGTGGACTTTACAATCTCAACCATTGCTGCATTATCACCGCCACACCAAAGAATATTACCTTTCTTAAAATACTCAGAATTCTCGTCTGTGATTGGAGCCCATAATTCAAAACTGGCGTATCCATTGAACTTATCCGGCCATATCAAACTATCGAATTGGTTTACCTCACCGATGTTGTCAAATGTACCGGAATCGTCCAACTTAAATACAAGTATCTGAATCTGCTTTCCTAATAACATTCCTGCACCTCCAGATACTTATTATTGAAGTAGATATATACCTCAAGGTTTTCAACGTTTTCCTCAGCATCATATCTGAAAAGATTATCACCTACAGAAAGCTGAAGCCACTCACTATCGAGGTCTCTATACTTAAAGTAGTTTGTTGTGATACCATTCAATGTGCCTTGGATTTTCTTTTCACCGATTGTCGTGTTTATAACGATTTCCTCACCAGCTTGCATCGTCTTATTGACTTTGAAGTATTTCTGCGTGTTAACATTGATTAAGCTCGGTCCATGCAATGTACCAATAGCTTTGAATACGATTTTCATACCAACATCAACTGCACCAGAATTATTGATTGCAACAATCAAACTCGGCTGTCTCAAACCAAATACAATACCTCCAGGAGGATTCGGTGTCTGTGAAATAATCAACGGGAAGTGGAACATTGCAATTGTACTTGCAGCTGCTACCTTACTTTCCATCTGTTCGCTAAATAGCGGGTCAGGACAATAGCCCTCAACCTTAAACTTACAAACAACCTCATTGTTCTCTGCAATAGCTGTCGAATATCTAACCGAAGTATTCGGCAAGAATCTCAACACGTAATCTTTGTAGAACAAATCAACTGCCTGCTGCGGATTGAAGAATCTATTAAGTATAGTCTTACGATTGGTCATTTCCCTTTCGGTACTTGCGATAACCCAACCGGAAATATCAACAGACCTTGTTTCCAAACTGGTGCCTGTTACATAAACACCAATCTGATTTACGTACTTATAGGAGTGGTGGGTGCTTTCGACGGCACCCCAGTCCACAGAATTAAGTACGTAATCCGGAGTAGATACCATATCGAGCGTAAGAATTGCTCTGGTCTCTACGTTTTGGAGCTTGATTCCTTCAACCACACTCACCACTCCTTTCTTTAGAATCCTTCAGCCATATCCTGCTTGGTCTTCTTCATCTGTTTAGCAGCTTCAATCTCATCAATTGCCTTCGGACTATTGAAGATAAATGTATCGCCACCACCAGATGTAGGATTATTCGAATCACCACGGTCCACATATTTCTCAGACCCACCGGTCTTAGTGAAGCCATTGTAACCGATATATCCTAATGTTCCATCAGAATTCACAACCATCTGACCTGCATCAATCAGCATACTCAGAGATTCCATCATCTTAGAAACAGAATTACCAATACGCATTTCAATGGACTCAAACCACAATGCAACATCACCATAAATCGACTTGAGCTTATCGGCAAAGCTTGAAACTGTAACATTTGCACCAACAGATACATCGTCAGTTTCCAGACCACCAATTCCCTTGTCGAGGTCTTTTTGCATTGTCTTCATAGCTGCAGGTAACGCAGCTTCAAAACCTTGTGCCACACCAGGCGGCAACCAACGACCAACCTCATCTCTGAATACCTTAGAAGGCGAACCAATGCCTAATGCATCTTTAACACCATCAACAATACCAGAGAAGAAGCTCTTAACTTGGCTTGTAAACCAACCAGCTGCATTTTTGATACCATTCCAAACACCAGACACGATGTCGGAACCGATAGATGCAACTTTGCTCGCAATACCACTTGCAGCAGAGGTTACATTGTTAATCAACGAATTGACTGCTTCCTTACCTTTCTGGCCCATCTGAGTTACCCAGGTAGTCAGATTCGTAATTGCACTGTCAAGGTACAACTTAATCTTTCCAGGAAGCTGAGTAATCGTATTAACCACATTATTCAGGAAGTTTGTAGCAGCCTCTCTTGCCTTATTAGCAATATTCGTAGCCCAGTTTTGTACATTTGTCAATGCACTCGACAGGAACTGCTGAATTTTACCAGGCAGCTGTGTGAAGAAACTTACCACATTGTTAATGAAGTTCGTTCCCATCTCACGAGCTTTGTTTGCCATATTGGTTGCCCATGTCTGAACGTTATTCAAAGCACTCGTAATAAACTGAAGTACCTTACCAGGAAGTTGTGTAAAGAATGCCACAACATTATTCAGGAAGTTAGTACCCATCTCGCGAGCTTTGGTCACCATGTTAGATGCCCACAAAACAACGTTAGTCAATGTGTTACCGATAAAGTAACCAACCTTATACGGCAGATTCGTAAAGAACTCAACGACTGCATTCAGGAAGTTTTGTCCCATTTCCCTTGCTTTCGCAATCATATTGGACACCCAAGTCACCACAGAATTATACGCATTCGTGATGAAATTAGCAATGTTCGTAGGAAGCTGAGCAAAGAAATTTACAATCGTCGTAATGAAATTGGACACTGCCATCTTAATGGAACTAATCACATTCGAGAAGAAGTTGACGATTCCATTCCAAATATCGATGAAGAACTGCTTGATATTGTTCCATGTATTTTCCCATGTCGTACCAAACCAGCCGCAAACTGCATCCAACACACCACCGATAGTATTAAGGATATTCGTAAACCAGTCTTTAATGTAATTCCATACAGACAAGAAAATGCCCTTAACAGCTTCCCATGCACCTTCCCAATCTCCTTTGAAGATAGAGATGAATACATCAAAAATGCCAAGAATCACATCAAGTACAACACCAATCGTATCTGCAATATACTGGAATACACCTGTGAATACAGGAGCAAGCAGGTCACAAAAACCTTTCCAAATAGACCAAAGAACTTCAGTAATGTTTTGGAAGTCAAAGCCAAGCGAATTGATTCGCTCAACGATTCCATCGCAGAATCCGCCTACAGTTTCCTTAATCTCATTCCAGATACTCGTCATCTTGTTACGGAATTCCTCATTGGTTTTCCACAACGTAGCGAATGCAGCGACCAAAGCTGCAATGATTGCAATAACAGCTGCAACAGGTGCCGTAATGCCACCAATAGCTGCACCAAGTTTAGATGCTTGAGCTGCCATTCCTGGGAATCCGGCTTTTGCAAGTGTGATACCTTCACCAATGTTCTTAAAACCAGTTACAAGCTTGGTCATTCCGCCAGAAATAGACGAAACAGCACCAGGAATTTTTCCAAGTGTAGTAATTAAACCACCAATACCTGTTACGAGTTTGCCAACAACAAGTAACACCGGTCCTATTGATGCAGCGACTGCTGCCCACTTAACAATTTGTTCCTTTTGTTCTGGCGTCAGATTCTGTAGCTTTTGCGTAAGATTCTGAAGCCAAGTCACAAACTGCTTAATATACGGAAGCAAAATCTCACCAAACTGAATGGCAAGTCCTTCCAACGCAGATTTAAGCAACGTCAACTGACCACCAAGGTTATCCAACATTGTGTCAGCCATTTCTTGTGCTGCACCATCTGCATCATAAATAGCACTCGTCAATTTCTCATAATCTTTATCAGATGCGTTGATAATCGACAGCATGCCAGACATAGCTTCCTGACCAAACAACGTAGCTGCTGCTTGAGCTTGTTCAGCTTCAGTCAGGTCGCCCATATTATTACGAAGCATATCCATAACCTGACCAAGGCTCTTCATTGAACCATCGGCATTAGTCATAGACAAGCCATACTTCTCCATCAAAGCGGCTGCATCATCTGTAGGCTTAATCAATCTTGACAAAGAACTACGAAGAGCTGTACCACCTTGAGAACCCTTAATACCGGCATTCGCCATAAGACCAAGGGCAATTGCAGTATCTTCTGCAGAATATCCTAAAGCACCAGCAACAGGAGCTGCATACTTAAAAGATTCACCGAGTAACGTTACGTTTGTATTCGCGTTAGATGCCGCTTTTGCAAGAACATCAGCAAAATGACCGGAATCACTTGCACTCAAACCAAACGCAGTAAGCGCATCAGTTACAATATCAGAGGTTGTAGCTAAGTCCAAACCATCAGCTGCAGCAAGAGCCATAATACCGTCGATACCTTGTAACATATCTTCGGTCTTCCAGCCTGCCATAGCCATATATGTAAATGCCTCGGCCGATTCAGTTGCACTGAACTTTGTTTTTGCACCCATTTCCTGGGCTTTTTGATTTAATGCGTCAAGGTCTGAACCTGTAGCACCAGAAATTGCAGATACCTTAGACATTGCGGATTCAAAGTCAGAAGACAATTTCACCACAGCCGTTCCGGCACCAACAATCGGCACTGTCACGCTTTTGGTAAGAGTCGAACCTGCAGAAGTCAAGCTCTTACCTGCACTGGAAAGATTGTTTCCAATTTTTGTTGCGATATTCTTGCTTGCTGTATCAGCTTCACTTTGAGCCGACCTTAAACCTGCCAAAAAGCCAGAAATATCAAGGTCAAGATAACCAACAGCAGAACCAACATCAACGGCCACAACTCTCACCTCCCTTACTTATCCAGTATAATGCTTGTACAAATCTTTGAAAGACTTGAATTTGAGTTTGAAAGTTGGCTCCTTACCGTCTTCCATTTGACGAGTAATATAAACACAAGCTTCATCAAAACAATACGCTGTGTAAGGGTCAGTTATGTCTAACAGTAAACTAGGGCGGCAACGATATACATTTGCCAGCCCTAGCACATTCAATATTTTCTTACTCTTTACGAAAGGATTCCAGGGCTTTTACACCATTCTGAGTATAGTTGAAGATAGCCATAATCTGGTCATCGGACAACTCCATACCTGCATTGATGATGTCATCATAAGTAGGCTGCATAAGGGTTGCTTTAGCAATTACCTCACAAATGCCATACACATCAGCAAGCATATTCTCATTGTCAGAATCCATACCTGCACCACCCTTGGAGAACAACTCTCCTGCAGCAGTCAGCAAAGTATTAGGAATCTTGCCCTGCTTAGCCAGCACCAGCATACTCGGTCTACGAACACGAGCAACGAAAGGCTGACCTTCCGCAAAATCAGGGAAACGGACAACAGTACCGGCAGCATAAGACTGCAGGTCAGCAAAAGAAGTAATATTCATCGGCTGATTGCAGTTTACAGGCTGAACCTGATTGTTCATCTGCTGCGGCACCATATTACCGCCAAACTGACCATTCACAACTCCATTGTTATTTCCATACATGCTATTATCCATGCTTCTCACTTTTCCTTTCATTTACTTAAGCTTCAAGAGTAGGAAGCTCAGCTACATAGTTGATGTCATAAGGTGCCTCGCCATTCTTAGGCGCAGAGTTAATGGTATACTCAGGAACACGGAACACACCGTCCTCAGAACCAAACGCAACAGGAACACCCTGACAGTTAGGATACGTAATCTTCTCATACTGAACAATCTGACCAGAAGCATCGTACTGGGCAGAGTATGCATTCAGCTTAAACACTTCGCCCTTGTCGGAAGAACCGGCAACAGGAGGAGTGTAACCAACAATCTTGGTCGGCTCATCAGGGTCGTACTTAATAGTACCGCCCTGGAGAACAAGAACAAGCTCAGGGTTGAACACATTATCAGTGAGGGTGATTTCGTTGCCTGTGATGGTGCTGACCTTAGGTTTCTGGGCACGAAGAATACCCTTTACAACCAGCTTAACAGCATCCTGCTCTTCAATCTGAGGCTCAACTTCAATCTTGTTCGCAGTGTCAAAACCAAATTCACCATCAGCGGTTTCAATGGTAACAAGGCAACAGTCAATAGTTGCAATCTCAGCTTTAGATTTCTTAACAGCCATTGCTAAATCCTCCTTCATCAGATTTTCTTATAGTTCTTGTATTCTATACTAATCATGTGAGCCTTATAACTATCATCATAATAGCTCGGGGTCTGACTTCCGTAGGGAAGAATCATAGGCTCCAACCCCTTCATTGCCTTTTTAACTTCCTGAACCATTGGCTCAAGTCTGCTATAATTCTCTTTCGGCACATAACACATAACTGCATACAGGTCATTATCAGAACTTACTGTTGGATGTTTAGACGAACCGTCATTCTTCACAACAATGTATTCTTTGGTGCATTCACCAACCTTTGTGCCTGGAGAATAAACATCAAATCCAGCTTTCTTCAAATGGAGAAAAATGTCCTGCCATCTTGAATCAGCATACTGAAAACTTGCATCAATCATGCTTATCACCTCACAGTTTCAACTTACTCATCAGATTATCCAAGTCCTCGACAATTCTTGGACCTTCTTCTCTGACAGTTGGTGCGATAATAGCATAATTCTTCTCATGTGCCAATTCCAACCAAATACCATACTCAACACCATGTGCAAGAGTAATACGTACAATAGTTTGACTTGGCTGAGAAACTTTAGCAGTCAGCAAAGCTTTTGCCATACCGGTCCTATCAGTCCAAGGACGATTCAATTTCATCTTGCTTTGAAGTTCACTCGCTTTAGTTGCAGAATACATCAAAATAACTGCACCAAGTTTTGTTCCCATCTTGTCAAGATTTTTCTTCAACGTACTTTCGTTGTAATTAAGCTGGAACGCCACTGTCAACCACCTCCAATGAAATATCAGAGATGAGATTCCATTCTTGGATATTTACAACACCTGTGACTTTGAATGTCTTGGCATTGATTGTAACAGTGTCACCAACTACCAAAGCTAAACGAGCGGTATCTTCATACAAGCACAGAATCATCGGAATTTTCTTAGTACGAACCTGAGTTGTGTCACCGGTAGTTACCTGAATATTGCTATTCTGCTCATGGTAAATCCCCTTAAGGGAACCAAACACTTCCGGGTCTCCAGTAGGTTCACCAAAATCATTCTTTTCCTTCCTCTTAAACTCGTAATCAATACCGCTTCGTTTTAACTCTCTTTTGATTTTATAGGCCTCAAATCTCGTATTTATCATGGGACACCTCCTAATCTCGCATTATGCCAGAATTGAAGGGCTTGTAACGAGAGGCCAGACGCTTAAAATAAGCTGAAGTGTCCTGAGTGGACAAACCACTGACAGATATTGTAGAATCTTCAGACTTGATAATAAGCATCTCGTAGATGGTAGCATCCACATTGCCATGATTCTTGTCAAGGTAGTACTGGAAGTCGTCTTCGTCAAAGTACGGAGACTGAGCTTCTCGTATTTCCTTTTTAATCCTCTCAATATCCGTCATGGGTTCACCTCTTATTCCTGTTCCTGAGCTTCGAGGAAGGACTTGATAATCTCCTTGGCTTCGTTGGCGTTCTTAGTACCGGTGATGTCAATCTCCTTGATACCAGCAAAACGCTTCACTTCATCCTTATTCCACTGAGAAATAGGCTTTTCGAGAATCTCTTCCACAAAAATCTCATCCTCAGTCTTTTCAGGAGCCTTAGGAGCTTCAGGAGTCTTTGCACCCTCTGCAGCCTTCTCATTCATGATGGTATACCCCTGACGAGAGTAAATCCCGTCAAAGGCACCACGAGTCACTTCAAACACATTTACACCATTCGTAATCTTAACCATGCTCGTACCTCCTTAATTAAGCCTCAGTAGTGTCCAGGATGTAAACCTGGTCAGCAGCTTCGAAGGAAGGCAGACAAATCATAGAAACGATGGTCTCAACCTGAACGGGGTCGGCCTTCTGAACAGTGGTAACTGCAACACCAGTATCAGTGATAGATACGTTAGCGACAGAACCGGTCATCAGGTCAGACTCTGCAGGAGTAGTACCGAACCAGGTCTTACCCAGGTCACCATCGGGGAACATAACGAAAGTGTTGGAAGGCATGAACTTAGCAGTCTGCTCGTTCTCATCCTTATAACGCTTATCGTTAACAACAACGTCGATTTCCAGCTCATCAGCCAAATACTGACGCAGCTGCTTGTCGGAAATAGCACCGGCACCGTT